CCGGTCACGGTATGGTCGAGTTCTGCTGGTGGAAGCGTAGGAACGATTGCCAACTTCTATGGCTTGTATCTGTCTGCGCCAAACGTCCAAAGCGGCGGCAGCATTTTGGGTCGTTACGGCATCTTCCAGGCTGACAGCGCGAGTCAGAACTTGCTATTTGGGTCACTTGAGGTCAACGGAGCGGTCACTGTAGGCGGCACTCTGGGCGCAAGCCCTTTTAGGATCCCAGTTGGTAGCTCTGCAAACAGACCGACCAACCCAGTTGTCGGCCTGTTGCGCTACAACACAACTACCGGCTCATACGAGGGTTATTACCCGAACGGCTGGGGCAATATCGGAGGCGGCGGGAGTGGTTCTAGTGGCGGAGCTAGTTCTGGCTACACGAGAGTCTTTGTTTACAACGGAACCACAACCAATAGCACGGAGACCGAGCTGTTTGTGGATGGCGCGTCCAATTCTCGCCTGACGGTTGGTGCCACGACTCGAATAGTGGCGTATGTGGCTGAGTTTGTTGGCTACCGCAGCGACACGAACATCAGCTCCTCGACACCAAGAGACAGTGTCTACATAGTTGTTCGTGGCTCAGCGGAACTGATAGGCGGGGTGTTCTCTGACAAGGGCAATCTGTTCGAGCAGATTGTCGTGCGAGATGACGTTCTTGTCTCCGTTGACATCAGGTCTGTCTTTGAGTCGTTAAGTTCGTCGCTTCGAGTCTACGTGACGGGCCCCGCTTCTAAGACATACAGTTGGCGCGTCATTCTTTCTCTCAATGAGGTCTAGTCGTGCCGAGAACAAGATCAATCATCATTGATGCGCCATTCGGTCGAGCGTTTGCCAACACGCAATCCTCTATCGGCGCAAGCGCAACACAGTTGATAGCTGGTGCCGCGCCAAGAACGGTAACCGTTGGCGCGTTCAATAGCTCCAGGACTCTCGTGCAAGTCGCGTCAAACATTGGCAGTGGAGGCCGAATCGGCGGCGGTGTCGGTGGTCTCATGACCAGCATCACGGCCAGACTTTCAGTAGCGCCAGCACTTTCGCGGATTGTGCTGCGAGTGAAGGTGGGCAGCGACCCAACATCTCCAGGCCTGCACACTGTGATCGCAACAATGATCATCCCGGTTGGTTCAGTCTCGGTAACCACCTCTGTGGCTCATCAATTTACGGCATTCGACAGCATGTATGTTGATGTGATTGAGGCTGCTGGAACCTCTGCCAACAGGGCTGCTGGACTCAACGTCATTGGAACCTGGTATCAATCGGCATAAATCATGAACGCACAAGACGCGATCAATCATTTTGGAAGCTCAGACTGCCTGTATCGATTCGATGGCGGCAGGGACGACCTAGAGCCATACATGGCCTCTCTCGAAGTCTCCTACTCGTATCTGCTTGGCGAAGGATGCTTCGTTCGCACGGAGCGTCCAGTCTCCGACCCTCGCCTTCTGCCTATTGAGGAGAGCGTCTGATGTTTGCCAAACTTGTTACCCCTACTGGACTCAACGCCTGCGCTGCCTTCCGCGACATTGCGCGGCTACTGACGTCGCAATCGCCTTCACTGAGTCTGTTGAGCGGATTCAGTCAATCGACCTCCGTCATTTACGACGCCGCCCCGGCTGGTTGGACGTATGTCGGGGGTTCGTATGCCGCTGATCAACCAACCATCTACAACGGCTCATTAGCTGGCTTTACTACGACCGCCGACGTCGTGTGGCGCTTGTGCTTAAGCGCGCCATGTCTTGCGACGACCAAGCTGAAGTACGCAGTGCTCACTCAAGAGATTGGCCTCGCTCAGGCGTCCAATGGCACGACAGCCGTATATGGCTGCTTGACCGGCGCGACGAACGCGACCTCGACAGGCGTGGTGACAAACGAGGGGCCAAGGTACTTTCACTCTTCAACAGATGGCGTGACGGAGGGGGAGCCTACCGCCCTTGGGTTCACCGCCAACTCCACGACCTACGTGATTGCCGATCAACGGCATATCACCATCATCCAAGAGGGTCGCGGGTTTTCTGCGCTATGGGAGCATCAGGCGTCTCCACTCCACCTGTACTCAGACACTGTTCCGATGGTTCAGTATTCGCACAATCGCTCAGACATATTCACAAGAGCGAATATCATTGTTCCCACAAACAGCTCCGCGGTCATATCCAACACCATCCTCGCGGCGACATTTAACTCGTACCGCACAAGCGACGCCAACATTGCGGGAACATACGACTTTACCGAGAACATGACTCGGAATCTCGGCAACTTCATTCAGAATGCGTCAACGCTGCGATCAACAACGATTGATCAGTCTGGATTCCCCGTCTACCAAGTGTCGCCCGTGTGGTTCCAGACCGGAGCACGAGGGCATCCCGTCGTGTTTGTGACCGGCGTTGTGCCTGTCTATTTCACCGCACCCAGCATTGGAACCACTCTAGACGTCGTATCGATCAGTGGTCAGCAGTATCGCTGGTTCAACTGTGGCGCCGGCTTTGGAATGGCCTTTCTGACTGGAACCTGATCATGCCATCTCACAACGAACTGGTCTCCGCAGTCGCGGCTACAAGCCCGCTTCTGTACTACCCGATGTCTACTGCGGGTCAGGGCGCTGTTTCCAGTATCAGCTTTGCGAGCCAGGGGTCTGTGACCGGGGTGGCCGCAACCATGAACTCGACAGTGGTTTCGGGTTCAATGTCGGCCAGCGGTACGTTGATTCCGGGTGATGCTCAACAGTACCTGACGATCGGTAGTGCGAGTTCGGTCAGGCTTGTGACAGACATCATTGGGACAGTGCTCGGAGTTCCGCTATCAAATCTCACGATGCAGATCATTGTGAGACCAGCCGACGGAAGCGGGACGCCAGACTCTTTTTGGGGCTGGCCCATCCTGCATCTTGGCAAGAGTGGTACAGGCTCAGCCGACAACTACCAATTTACATACGGTATGTTGTCTGACTTCTCCCAGAAGTTCGTGTGGGAGTACACGACTTCAGCGACAGACCAGATTGTTTCTGGCGGCTACTTTGGCTCGAACTTCGCAATGCCAAGCCCCATCGCAAAGACACTTCATTTCATCATCACAAGAGACGCCACGACTAAGCAGATCACAATCTACTTCAACGGTGCGCTCGACGAGCAGATCTCCTACGCAAACGACGCAACCCACGGCAGTAATGCAAAGTTTTCCGTCATCGGTGTTGACGCCGGATCAGTCAATAGCTTGGCTGGCACGTACGGACACGCAGCTCTCTGGGGCAGAGTGCTTAGCATGTCCGAGATCGCCTCATTGTTTACGGCATCTGGAATCTACTTCACCGCTCCATCAGCAGACAGGCTGTCTCTGTTGCCAGTGGACGCACAGATTCCGCTTGCGCAACTTAGCGATCTCCTGTCCCCTATCGCTAACAAGTCTATTGAGATTTACGTTGACGGAACGATCGATACCGGCTCGCTTGATCCGGCGAACGAGTACTACTGGTCATAGGTGTTGAAATGATTGGCGAATTGATTGCTCTACTCTTCCTGTCAAGAGACGTTGCTCATCGGGAACACCTGAAGGTGACCGGGCCGGGTAGCTACGCCGCGCATATCGCCCTCGGCAGCTTCTACGACGAGGTGGTTGATCTGGCGGACTCCCTGGCCGAGGCCTACCAGGGGCGCAACGGCATCATCGAAGACATCCCGTATCTGGACGCTGACAAGGGGGAAGTCATCCCCGTCCTGGAGCAGCACCTCAAGTGGGTCGAAGACAATCGATTCGAAGCCGTCCCCAAAGAGGACACGGCCCTTCAGAACATCATCGATGAGATCGTGGGTCTGTACCTGTCCACGCTCTACAAGCTGAAGAACCTGAAGTGAGGGTGCAATGGAAGGCAATGAGTTGACACCAATCCACACCGATTTCCGCCGACTGGAGGAGAAAGTGGACAAGCTCACTGATGCAGTGATGCGCCTTGTTCTGCTTGAGGAGCGCCAGTCGAACATGAATGAGCGGATCGGCGTGGCTGAGCAGCGTATCGCCAGCACGGAGACAGCCATCACCAAGGTGGACACCAAGGTCGAGCGGTGGATCAACCGTGGCATTGGTGCCTGGGCTGTGGCGGCTGTGCTGTTCACCCTGGTTCAGTTCGGCTCCAGCATCCTCAAGCAGTAGTGGATCCGATCACCGCCTTCACCGTCGCGAGCACTGCGTTCGCCACCGTCAAGAAGATGGTGGCTGCTGGCCGTGAGGTGCAGGACGTCGCTGGTCAGATCGGCAAATGGTTCGGAGCCGTCACCGAGTTCAACCGCTCGGTCAACGTCCAGGCCAACAAGAAGCCGTCGATCTTCAAGCGAGTCCTGGACCAGGGGAGCATCGAGCAGCAGGCGCTCGAGATGACGATGCGTCGTCAGGCGATCCGCAAGCAGGAGTACGAACTCAAGATCCTCATCATCGCCAAGTACGGCGAGAACGTCTACAACGAGATGATGATGGATCGCATTCGGCTTCGGAAGGAGCAGGAGAAACGCGAGCGAGAACACGCCAAGCGCAGGGAAGACTTCCGGCTGAACGTGCTCTACGGCTCCGCCATTGCGGTGATGTCCGCCGCTGTGATCTGGCTCACGGTGTTCCTGTTCGACTATGCACAGAAGAAATGATGTTCAAAGCACCACCCCCTACCGCGAGTCGGTCTGAGCGCGAGGCATACGTCAAGGGTCTTGCCGCATTCTCCATCTCGATCTTCGCTCTACTCCTGGCTATCAACGGAATGTTCGGCAGCAGCAACTCTGGTCGCGTTCTGAACAAGACGATCGAGGCCAACAACCTGTGGACTTGGTATGGAACAAAGAATGTTAGAGCGACGATTCATGACACGGTTGGTTCGAAGGAGGAGGTGGTCCGCCTCAAGACTGACATGGAAGAAATTCAGTCCAAAGCTCGTCAGTCCGAAGCGGATCGTGATGCGGCGAAGAACAAGTCGCCTTGGTATTCCTACGCTGGCATGGCCCTCCAGCTATCTATTGTTCTTTCGTCGGCTGCGATCCTCGCCGTCTCGATGATCCTGTTCTATTCGTCTTTGTTGGTGGGCGGCTTTGGTGCCGTCCTGTTCTTTGTTGCACTTGGAGCATGACATGCAGAAGTTCCTTTCCGT